TGATTTTGTGTTCAATCTTCGATAATTGTTCGCCACGAATTTCATCCTTTATTGGTTGAATGAAATCCGGATCGTTTTTAAAAACGTCGCGTTGTGACGATTTAAACGATGTGACAATTTCATCAACGTTCGCATCCTCGGAATTTAATTTCGTTAACGTATCGGCGTTAATTCCGATTTTTTTTAAAAATGTTTCGATGTTCGTCATGTTGGATTTTTAATTGATTTGTGATTCACTTGTTTCGTCAATGGTTGATTCCGGTGTTTGTTCCGGTGTTTCAACATCAACGGTTTTTTTGGTTTTTTTGTTTGGTGTTGGTGTTGGTGTGAATTTGATTTTTTCACGGGCCGATTCATCAATGATGTCGAAACCTTTGTGACGTCCCGTTTTTTTCATTATGTCCCATGCCATTGGCGTGATTTCGGAAACCTTTCCCGTTTTCACATTTAATACCTTAATTTTTTTCATTGTGTTGTTTTTTACAAATTTAGTATTTTTTTAATTTGATTGATTTTCATTATATCGTGTCAAAACTTCAATCCATTGCAATCCTGTTAATGATGAACTAAACCATTCCAATCCCAATGTTCCAAATTGGTTTATGTCTAATTTAATTGTGTTTTGTAACAATGTGTAAATTTCCAACAATGAATCAATGTCATTTTTTGAACTTGCTTCATTTGTTAAATCGGATAATTCATTGATTTGTTCGTTTGTCATTTGTATTGTGTTAATGTTTTTAAGTCGAATTTGTATTCGGATTCATTTAATTCAACAAAAAAATCAAATGCTTTTTTATGATATTTTTCAAACCATTTTGGCGCGTGAATATAGGCCGTTGAACATTCCGCGTAAAATTCCGACCAATTTGTTTCGCCATATATTGTCGGTGAATCAATTAATTTCATTCCCTTTTTTTTGGCAAAATCTGTAATAATATCACGTTGTGGTTTTGGAACCCTTATTTGGCTAACACCTTGCAATCCAAATTTTGGGTCTAATTTGTTATGAATCAAATGTGAAAATTCATGTGTTATTGTCGTCGCAACATTTTTATCAATGCTTTGAGAAATGTCACTAATTGAAAATGTTCTATAAACAATTTGATTTTCTGAATTTAATGATGATACAAAATCAACGCTGTATTTTGTTCCATCAATTTCAATTGTTGATTGACGACGTTCACCAATTCGAGGTTTGTAATCTTTGACAATTTTTGACAATTGTTCATTTTTGAAAATTTCCCTTTGTTGAAATAATTCCAATTCATTATCATAACCACGATTCAAAATTTGTTCCCCTTGTTTTGGATTGTATCGGATTGAAACATAATCGTTGTATATATTGCATAAACCGCCGGAATTGTCACCCATTGGAACGATTTTGACATTTAATGAATTGAATGGATTTGTTTTTTTGGTAACTGAAAAATTTTCAACATCATTCATTATTGAAATTGATGTTTTGTTTTCAATTGAAATTCCAATTGAATCGTCTTGATTTTGCAATAAATCAACAAATGTCTTTTTATCTTTTACGTCAATCGATGAAAAAATATTGTTTTTTGAAAAATCATCAATTGGCGTTGGTTTTTTTCCTTGTTTAATTTTTGATTTAATTTTTTTGATGTCGGTGTTTATTTCTGTTTCTGTTTTTGAATCAACGGGTTGTTGTTTGTCCAATTTTTCGCGTTGTGATTTGGTCAACTTGAACGGAATGGCGGCGTGACGGCAATTATAGCCGCCGCGATAAATTGAAAAATTATCCGGTGTCGTTCCGGAAATCATTCCGGTTCCGTTATTATTGGCCCAATTTATTTCACTTTGCAATTCGGATTTTTGCAAAACACGTTTTCCGATCCATCGGCGACATTGCGGCCGCGAATCGTCAATCAATGAACCGACATATCGAAACGCATCCAATCCGAATTCATCGGCGATTCGCGCGTTCGTTTGGCCGTCGAATTGGTTCAATGCGTCGCGTGATACTTGTTTGACATATCGTGAATATAATCCATCGACATTCGGATTTCCCAAAACATAATTGGATAAATATTGTTCCAATTGCGTTCGATTGGTTCCGGCTACAATATTTTGAAAAATACCCTGGCGAACCGGTTCAATAAAATTCGTGTTCACGCCGGATCCTGTCAAACCATTTAACGTCCTTTCAACCGACAATTTTTGAATCGGCGAAACCAATTTTTCCAATTCGGTTTTCGATAAATCATTCACGTTTTTATGAATATCAAAATTGAAATCCGAAATCGTTTGAAAATTTCGCAAATATTTTGTGATTGCCGATGGCATGTTCGAACCTTGAATCGCTTCAATCATCACACGATCCAATTGATTCACCAAATCAATGTTTTTTTCATCGAATTGAATCGTTCCGCCATCAACATTCAATTTGTTGATGGCTTTTTTCAAATCTTCAAAAATTATTTTTTCGACGTCATTTAATTGACCATACAAATCCAATTCGGCCGTGTCGATTGTCTTAATTTTTTTGTCGATGATTTTGATGATCGCGTCGGTGAATTCGGCCATTGTTTAAAATTAGGCCGTTAACGGCGTTTTAATAGGTGAACCCAATATATTTTCGGCTTGATTCATATCAAACCCATAAATCGTTTGTAATAATGTCAACGCCGCGTCCCTTTGTGTTATTCCTTGGGAAACGGATTGTTGAATTTGTAAAATACCTTGAACGCCACCAACGGTTCCCTTTAAATTCGCCTGGGCCTGGGCCCGTTGACGATTCAATTCCGTATCGCCTCCAAATTCACCGGAAACATCAATGACGGTTTTCGGAATATACGATTCCAACATTGGCGCCATGGCCAAATCCAATTGATTGAAAATGTCACCCAATGGTTGTTCCAAAAATTGTGTTCCGTTTAACGCCACCAAACCGGCCAATGTTTTATAAGCGAACAACGATTTCAACAAATCATCCTTTCGAATCGTTCCGGATGCCAACAACATTTGTTTGTCCTTAGTGTTTAAATTGAAAATTGGATCGTATGAAACCAAAACTTCAACCATTCGCGAAACGGATTTGTTTCCGGAAAAACGTTTTCGGGCCAAATCCTTTGTTGATTCAACCAAAAACGCCACCGGCGCGTTTTTATCCGACAATTTCGTGATTTCATCAATTAAATCGGATTCGGATTTCATCGAAAACGAAATCGGTTTCACGATGATTGGATCCGACGGTTCAACGACGTTTCGATATTTTTCAATGAACACCAATGAACGATAAATGATTTCATCAAACACGTTGTTTGAAATCTTTGTCAATTGACTGAATGAATCTTCGCGATCGATTTGTTTGGCCGTTCCGCTTTGCGCCTCGTCGATCGTCGTCAAATGCAATGCGTCCTCGGCCTTTCTTAACAATGTTTCCCATGCTTCACCCGAATATTTGATAATGTCAACCGGCGGCGAAATGAATCTCAACATCGGTTCGGATGATGTTGTTTCACCCATCGCCGTGTTTCCCTTTTCACGGATGAAAACGCCGAATGGCGAACGTGAAATCACGCGGCCCGAACCTTTGCATGTTGAACAACGATCGTGTTCGTCGGTTTCGGAATTATACACAATTCCGTTTCGACATCCTTTCGCGTCACATGATTCGGCCATTTCCTCACGATAAGGAAACGCCGATGTCGTCATGACAGCCGTCCAATCCGAATATTGTCGGATCGCTTCGTTTGCGAATGGAACAAACGCCGAAAAATACGAATCGAAAAAATTTTCGTCGGTGTAATCGCCACCCAAAACGATGGCCGGAACCATTCCAATGTTGTGTTCGTAAATCAAAACCGTGTTGAATTTCCGGTCGATTTTTGAACCGAATTGTTCGTGACGATAAAAACCCGTTTCAGTCAATGAATAATAAACACATCCATCGTCAACATTGCGTCCATTAACGCGAACCATTGAATGTTCATTTTCGGTTTCCCAGGTAATAATGTTTTCATCCAAAACCTTTATTTGATCCGACATTATCAACACCGGTTCAACATCAACCTTTTTTGATGGATCGGTCAACCCGTCGCCGGATGGAATCCACGCCAAAAATCCGTTCGGATCTTCAATCATCCGACGCATGATGAATTTTTGGATGTACGAATAAAAAAATTGACCGTCGAATTTTTTTTCCGACAAATATGTGTTCAATTCATCGGAAACCGAAATCGAAAAATTGGCGTTTTGGAATATTCGAAACAATTTATCAATGGCGCGATTCATTGAACCTTTCGTGATTGGTTCGTAAATCGATAAACGATATTTTTGAACCTCCGGATCTTCATTTGGTCGCCGTTGTGTCAATATGCGTTCCGGATTCCGGCCGCGTGTATGGATGAACATCGTTTCCCGAACACGGTTCCAATGTTCATATTTTTTCGGATGATAGCGATCATCATTCAATAAGGCCGGAATTTGTTCGATATTCATTTTTTAACAAGTTAGATTTTTAGAACAATCACAATGTTCGAATTTTATATCGGCCCACCAACGTGTTCCGGTTTCATTATTTTTTGCGATTTCGCCCTGGAAATTATATTCACGGCCGTCAATCATGACATCGGCACCGGCGATAATATTAATCAATTTTTTCGCGAATGGTTGTGGCAATGGAAACGTTTTCATCGTCCATGATTCACAAATTTGCGTTCCTGTTGTTTTGCGTGATGATTCAATGATTGATTTTGTAATTTGAAACGAATCGTTTTCAAAATAGGCCGGAACCCTTAGTCGATTAGAATAAACAAATTGATTCCCACCGAAAACGCCGGAAAAATTATTCCCATAATACATTCCAAAACAATCCGTTGACGAATAAAATGATTCAATCAAAATCGAACGTTTGTCATTTTCACATGTTTGATATTTGAACGGTTCCGAACAAAAACAATCCATCAATTCCGGATAACGTTGTAAATCATTGATTGATTGATCAACCTTTGAAAAACAAAATTTAAAATAAAAACACGCGTCAATGTTCAAAACGCTTATCATGTACGCCGCAATCGCCGATAAATCAAATTCAATTTGTTCAATATAATTTTGAGTTGTTGTTCCGTTGTATGCGGATGTTTCAAATTCACCAACATATTGATTCAAAACAAAATCGTTGAACATTGCCGGTTCGAATTCAATCAATTCATCGTCACAACATGATCGAATTTCGAAATAAGACATTCCAATCCGGTCAAATAAATTTTGTGATGATGTCCATCCATCGTTTGGCGTGTGATAAAAAACCGGTTGTTGAAATTGAAATGTGAATGTGTCACCAAATTCAACCGGATTCCAAAATGGTTGATCATTTCCGCACAAATTACAATTGACCGAATCCGAACAATTACACAAAACCAATCCATCGCCAACAAACAATCGCGAACAATCCCCAATCAAACCACAATTGACGGTCAAAAAATCACATAATAAACGTGAATTTGGGGCCGGACATTCATTGAATTCCGAAATGTCGCAATAAACAACATCCCCCAATTGATACGAATCAAAAACAACACCCATGTTTCAAATTTATTTCAAAGATAAGTAACCGCAAACAATATATTGACCATTTGACAATGTTGAAATGTCCAATTCGGCGAATGCTTCATTTCCTGTGAAATCCGGTGAAATAAATGGAACATTTAACATCATCGGAAATCCATTTGGTGAATATCCAATTTCGGATTCCATGATGTTGTTCACGTTGCCGCCCAAATATGGTTCCATAAAGAAAATGAAATCTCCATTGATATTCGATGAATATTTCACGCGAATTTGCGCGAAATCATTTGGACAAAATGGATTTTGAATTGTTGCCCATGAACCGCCGGTTGTTTTACCTTGAATTTCAAACCCTGTCAAATGTGAATCAATTGGTGAAATATTTGGTTCATTTGGAATTGCATTGACATCAAATGATTTAACTTGATTTATTATATATGGAATTCCCAATAATGACGATAAATCGAATTGATAAATATATTCAAAATTGATTGTTGCATTTGACCAATTATTGTTGATTCCCAATGTTGAAACATAGGTATTTCCCAAAAAACCGGCGTTTGTTCGATTCATAAATGTGTTGGTATTCGCAACAAAAACATTTGATCCATCAAACGGCGTGTTTTCCCATCGAACGCGCGTCATGATGTTGGTTGTGACGTTTCCGGCTACATCGGCGACAATCATGTCGTTTAAATTTTGCCATCCACCTGGGAAACCAGGAACGCGATTTGAAACATGTTGGCCAAACATGAAAAACGTCGTTTGTGTTGATGTTGGAAACGATGCGTTTTTATAATAAATATTCAATGATATTCGATTTAAATATTCCGAAAATGATTTTCCGCCCCATTTTTCAAGGCAATCAATAAATGAACCCTCGGAAATCGTGACCAAATGTTGAATTCGTTCCTTTAATGTTGGACGAATACAATTCGACGATTCCGAATGATAATATTGGTTAAATGTTGAATCGGTTTCAATAACGCAAATGTCACATGTCAAATCCGGTGTTGATGTCACCAATATTTGTTCGGAAATAAACGTGTTGACCATTGTTCCATCGGCCGAATAAACAATCGCCGCCATCCTATATTTTCCCGTCGATGATATGGTTGTTCCAACATGTGCCGAAATTTCATAATCATCGCCACCAACGGCCGTGATTTGTGATGGACGAACGATGTGATTGTCAATAATGGATGAACCGGATAATGTTTCAATCGCGGCCCGTGATGAATCGTAATTCGTTAAAAAATCAACGGTGTTGTTTGTTCCTGTTTCATCAAACAATTGAAAAACACAATTTCCCAAACCGCCATACATTGAACCAATTTTAACACGAAACGTCACTTTCGTTTTTTCAATGGTTGAAAAATTATTGACGATTCCCATTCGCGTCAATTCAAATGTTGGTAAACTTGACGACCATCCGGAAAATTCCGACGCGCCGCCATACAATCCCATATTGTAAAAACGTGATGTATAATTCAATGAATTGTTCACAAAACATTCCGTTGGTTGATCTAAAACCAATTTGTTTGGATCCCGAATATATGTCAACGAACAAAGTTTTTTATTTGAGTTATAAACGGAACCAATCAAATTCACAAAATTTGAACCCATTGATGGATTCGGCGCGTTCACCGAATTTCGTCGCCATTTCGGATTGTTCAACAATGATGAATTCGCAATCCAATTTTCAATGTCTGAAATATGATAATAGTCAATTTGAATTTGAAAATTATTTGCGTCACCCCATCCGAAAACAACATCAAAATTTGTTTGACTAAATTGATTTGAACCCGTTCCAATTAAGTTCATCACATAACCGCCCCCGTATGTCATGACGGCCGAATTAACCTCAATAAACCAACCCTGTGGCGGCGGCGCGTTAACCGACGATGGATATTTTGAATCGAAATCACATGTGAACGCAAACAACCAGGGATTGAACCAAACTTTGAATCCGGTGTCAATCGTATTCGCATAATTGAAAAAATATGTGATTCGTTTTTTATCGCAAATTGCCGATTCGGTGAAAATGGTTGTGTCATTTGGCAAACGCAAAACCGGATTCATTAATTCGCCCAATGGGCCACCAACGGTTTGAATATATAATTGATCCAAACACAAACAATCACATGGTTCAACCGGCGCCGGTGTTGAAAGGCCCTCCATTCCAATTTTTAAACCAACACAAACGGAATCATCGGCGTTTAAAACTTGAAAATCAATCGAACAACTCAAATTTTCACTTGGGCCCGTAGGTGTCCAAATAACATCGAATGATTTATTCCCACCGGCCGCAATTGTGATTGGAAATGAAAATGGCCCACCAAAATCAGCAAAACTAAATTCATTTGGACATGGCGAATTTGAAAATGAATAATCAACATCAAACGTCGTTGAATTGGTTATTGTAAACGGCGCCGGTGTTGATTGCGTAAATTGAACAACGGTTCCAAAATCATAGGATCCTGGCGTCACATCGGAACCAAATGCAACCCTATCAAAATAAAAACTTTGAGGAATATCCAATCCATGTTCAGTTGTTTGAAAATTAACGGTTAATAAATCCGGAAATAGCGATCCACAAACATCAAAAACAAGTTGAAACGTTGCGTGTGAATTAACTTGAAACGGATATGATGGCGGAAAACCGTTGATTGAAACAATTGTCACCGACCAATAAGACAATGAAAAATTCATCGAAATTGCTTCAATCGTCAATCGCGTGTTGTGAATGTTTTCAACGGAACATGTGATTCGTTGACAACATCCTTCATAAATATAATTTGTTCCGTCGCCACTCGGAATCATACAAGCGCCAAAACTAAAACGAGAAACCGCCATATTTTTATTTTTTATACAATACCGGAAACCGACATTGTCCTGTTTACAAAATTAATTTTAACCTCTTTAACCTGGCCATTTTTGGCCGTTCCGTTTTGCATGATTCGAACCGTTTTCGAAAAATCAAAATTAGTCAAATCCGAACAATTGAATTGAAATGTGAAATCAAAATTAAAATTTCGCGCCGATGGCAAACGAGGATTGTCGATATAATGGAATAATGAATATAGGTTATTATTATAACCCTCTTTAAACCACAAAGGATAATTGAACAAATTCGATGTTGAAACCGTTTGACCGCCACTAATTACGGGCCCCCCCGTGAACGAATCCGGATAATCATGTTTGATTGTTGCGTTTTGGCGATCCACACCGTCCCAAATTAACAATTTGTAATTCATTGCCGTGTGTTGATTCATCAACAACGCGTTCATGTTTCCGCCTGTCAATTGTCCCCCAAAAATCAAATTCAATAAACCGCCTTGAAAGGCCCCCAATATTTCCCAAATTGTTCCCTCGCCATCAATGCCATCTGAACGAAAACGGGCCGGTGAAAATGGCAATGTGTTAACCAATGAACCTTTTTGCATTGGATTATATGGATTGTTCCATTCAACGATGTCGGAATATCGTTTCATTGCTTCATTTCCAATTATATCAATTGCATCCGGAACGTATTCATAACGACCAAACGCGAATCGTTCGTCGTCAATCCATGAAAAACAAATTTTTCGATCAATAATTCGATCGTCATTCATCAATTGTTCCGAATCAATCCATGTTGCGTTCGAAATAAAATAATCCTTTCGCTCAAAATATAATGTGTTCCCAACGATTTGCCAATCGCCGTTGAATGTCGGTTTCAATAAATTATCCAAAAACGTTTGACCGGTTTCGATTGGATTATTGTCCTCAATCATATCCGACGACAAAATGTTTTCATTCACACCTTTTTCAATGGTTGCTGAAAACAACAATGTGTTGTAATATGGCGACGATGGATCGGTCAAAATTGACGATTGAAAATTCAACGCGCACAAACCGCAAAGATTCGCCATGTATTCACGAACCAATCCCGTCGGATGTTTTTTATTGCATGTGTCAAAAAATCCAACGGCGTCCGTCAATCCATCCAACAACGAATCCCAAATATTACTTGGTGACAAATCGGCGTCGTCGCATGTATCCTGGTCGCAATCGGTGAATGGAATCGCGCAAACGATGGAACAAATCACAAAAAAAACGCCGGAAATAATCAATATAACTAAAACAAATGGAATCAAAATCGTTGAAACAATGTTTCCCAATAATGCGATCAAAAACCCCAAAATGATATGCCACCATTTCGGCCGTCCCTCCAAACAATAATTCACAAAAACCGGTGAATTAATGAATTGACCGATGATTGGATTGGATTCAATACAATCATAGGCCCTTTCATTTTCAATCACGTTTGCCGTCACCGAACAATCCGGTTCACACCAATCCAATGAATCGCCGCGAATGATTCCAACAAACACCGGTTCCGAACAACATGAATCATAAATTTTGACATCGATTTTTTGATTGAATCCAAATGGATCATCAATCAATAATGTTTTTATTAATTGATAGCCATCATCATAAAATGTCAATTCCGATGAAAACGAACGTGTTGTTTTTCCGGAATTATCGGTTCGCCTTAGTGTGACTTCAAATGTGTCGGTTCCATCAATTCGACCGGTCAACAATGAGTTGTTGAACGTGATTTTCATGTTTGAATTCATCGCGCCTTATTGCTTATACGGTTGTTTTTATATTGAATCTTTGAAACGATTCCATTGATTCCACGTTCATCGATGGATAAATTCAAACCCTTTTGTTCGCGAATTGCTTTTTCAATGCGATCCAATTTTCCATCCATCGAACGATTGTTCATCGAAATCAATTGGCCGTTTAATCCTTTCGCCAACAATGGATCGCGGCCGGAATGTATCGCCTCCAATAATGGCCGGAACCTTTGTGTTTTTTCCTTTGTCACAACGAATTCACCGCGATGGACGATTCCGGCCGGTTGATATTTGCCACCGTCGCCCGTATAACCACCCGTCGCGAATGACGCCGCCGCCCTTGCCTGGGCCCTTGCCGCCACCAATCCGGCCGCCAATGCAATCAATGTCGCGGCAATCGTAAACGGCGCCGCCGCGCCACCCTCGGCCGCCGCCTTTGAAATGGCCACCGCCGAATTCGCCACCAATTCAATCGCCGCCAATGCTTGTTGTGCTCGAACAAAATTGGCCTTTTTTTCGTTCAACTTATTCAAACGATCTTCCTCAATTTGCAACAATTCGGCGTTGCCTTTCTCGGCAATTTTCGCGGCCGCGTCAACACGTTTTTGTTGTGCGTTAATTTGGCCCTCTGTTTCTTGAATGGCGGCGTTCAATGATGTGTTCACCAAATCAACGGTCGCCTTTGCCACTTTTTCAATCCCATCCAAAACCGCTTTTTTTCGTTCATCGGCCTGTTTTTTTGATTCGGCCGTTTGTTCATCGTCCAACGCCATGATTTGGTCGCCGAAATCTTGACGCGCTTTCAATATATCCAAATCGGCTTGACGTTCAATCAAAACACGTTCATCGGCCGTCAATTTAACATTCAACAATTCGGCGTCCCTTTTGCTTTCAATTCCTTGAATGGTCAAACTTTCCTCCGATTGAATTGAATCCTTTAAATCGCTTAAATTGGCGTTCAATTGCTCTTTTATTGCGTTTCGTTCCGCCGTTGTTCGGGCCGCCGCGAATTGTTCAATCAAAAATCCTCGTTGACGTTCGATTTCGGCCGTGTTTTGTTCAACCTCTGTCAATTGACGATCCAAATCAACTTGACGAATTTCGGCCAATGTTTGATTTCGTTTTTCCGCCGCTTGAATTGTGACCTGGTTGATTTCATCATTTGTTTCATTAACGACTTTTAATGTTTGCAATCGTCTAACCTCAATGAATTGTTGTTCAATTCCGGCCGTTAATGTTCCGGCTTCACGCGCTTTGTCGATTCGGTCTTTTATCGTGTTGTTTATTTCATCGATTTCGAATTGTGCCAATGCTTTGATTTTCGTTTTCTGTTCATCCAATGATTTTGGATCGATGAATTCAATCGGTTGTTTTTTAACCTCAACACCCAAATCACGAATTTCACGTTGCAAATCTAAAATCAATTCACGGCGTTTGTCACCTAATTTTTCCGCCGATTTCGCCGATTCATCGTCAACCTTTTTAATCGTTTGACCGGAATCAACAATCTTTTTTGAAATATCATCAATTGATTTCGTCGTCAAATCATATTGGGCCTGTAATGCGTCAACATTCCCATAAATTTGATTTTGCAAATTTTTTGCATTGTCCAATTCAATTTTTTGATCAGTAACGGAAACGAATCCCGTTTTTTTCTGTTGTGCTTTCAAATCGGCCGCCGCCTGTCCCTCCTTTGCCTTAATCAATTTTTCCTCCAAATCCAATTGTTGTTTCGTCAATTCAACCAATTGTCCCTCCGCCGCTTTCGCGAATGCCACTTGTTTAATTGAATTAACTAAATTTTGATATTCGGCGTCTAATTGTTTGATGAACTTTTTTTCGTCCGTGATGTTTTTGATTGTCGTTCCATATTGACCATTTAATTGATCAATCAATTTTTTTCGTTCGGCCGATCCGGTGTTGGCCGATTTTATTTCCTTGACTAATTTGTTCAATTCGGAAATTGATTTTGCCGATTCCGCGTTTGCCTCGGTGTTTGCCGTCGTCAACGCCGTTTGTGAATCCAATAATTTTTCGGTTTGAACCGCCGTTTCCTCAACCGAATCCCCAAAATCAACGAACAACGCCGCCGCCGTCGCCAATAATCCAACAATCAAACCAATTGGATTCGCTTTCAACGCCGCGTTAAATCCTGTTGTTGCAATGGTCGCCGCGCGTGTTGCCACCGATTGCGCCGTCGTTGCGCCCGTCATTAAATTGGTCGCCGTCGTCGATGCGCGTGTGAATAACGCCTTTGCACGTTGAACAACCAATCCAATTTGTTCCTGTATTAATAACGCCTTAAATCGCAATTCATAAATCAATTGTTGTTGAATTGCCGCCTTTTGTTGGCCAACATAAAACGCGACCGCACCGGCCAACAACAACAACGCTGTTTGGTTTTCCTCAACGAACGCCGGAACCTTTTGAATCGCCGTGATAAAATTGAACGCCGCATCGGTTAATGTTTCGAAAATTGGCAATAATCCCGTTCCGATGGATCGTTTCAATTCGTCGAACTTACCAACCAATGTTGACAATCGTCCGGCCGTTGATTGTGACAATTTATCGGTCAATCCAAAAAACCGGCCGCCCTCCGATGTCAATGATTTAAAACCCTCCTCCAAATTCGCGAATGAAATTTGGCCCTCGGATCCCAATTTTTTCACCTGGGATTCGGAAACACCCAATTGTTTCGCGAATTCGCCAATGATAGGAACACCGGCTTCGGTTAATTGATTTATATCCTCGGCAAATAATGTCCCTTGAACACGGGCCTTTCCATAGATCACGGCCAATTCGTTGAAATCCTTTCCGGTCGCCGATGCAACGTCACCAA